GGTTAGAGCCTGTTTCTCTATTGTACTTAGCACGGCCAGCAGCAGTCAAGCCACCGGACCGTGATTTGTGTTTACCAATCTTCAGGCTGACTGATGGCTTGCTCATTTTTTCTTAGGCGGACGGCCTTTCTTTGTACCGTATGTTCCTTTACCTTGTGGCATTACTCAATCCCTCCCTTGACGACGGCGTAGGTTTTTCTCATTTCGAGATATAGATTTTTTTGGTTTAGACTTTGGTGCAGATACGTCTGGACTGACGCCAGGCTTATGCTGAATCAACTTAGCAAGTTTGTTAGCAGGTTTAACCGGTTGCCCGGCTGCCGCTGTGGGGTTAGTCTGAAAACCTAGATTAAAATTAGTCTCTGTATTTTTTTTCTTTTCCTCATCATAGGCATAGCTGCCTGAACTAGGGTAAGCCATTACCAGACTCCGGGGATAATTTGACCAGTGATTGCATAAGCACCAAGAGCCGCCAAGACGCCAAGCATAGCAAGACGACCATTAAGCTTCTCAGCCTTTTCATTGTGGGTTTCAGTTACGTCCATAATAGTCATAGGTGGTTCGATTGCATAGAGGTTCAGACGACCCCGTTCTTCAGTAACAGTAGTCATCAGAATGATACATTAGAGCGTTCAAGCTTACGCATCACGTCCTGGCGGTAAGCCGGGTCGTTATCGTAGCGTGGATCAGACATGGCTTGTACAACCTCTGCCTGACTACGGAAAGCACCTCCAGTTCCAGGCGATTTACCTTGAACAAGATTACCTTCCACACCGTTAGCATCACGGTAACGGTAGGACAAAGCCTGTACTGCCCAATATGTAGCAGCAGGATCACCTTTGTCCATGATAGCATCATAGGATTCAATCTCTTCGTTGGTCAAGTTCTGACCTGCCCAACCGAGCATTTCATTATACTGATCGGTACCACCAACAGCATCTCTTAGACTGTTGGCATACTCTTCTGTCATCTGTGGTTGGTCGTTGGACTCCGCTTTGTTACGGTATTCCAAATACATCTGAGCTAGTTCATTGGGATCTGCCTTTGCAATTTGCTGCAAAGTCTCATCATCATATTGCTCTGATTGAGCCTGTTCCCAAAGCTGATCTAGCAAAGACTCAGTAGAGGATTCCTCTTCTGTTTCTTCTGATGCTTCTTCTGTAGGCTGATCACCAAGTTTCTTTTGAAGTTCAAGGTAAGCAGCTTCAAGTTCTTGAGCGTTTTTATATTTACCAGCAAGACGCTGCTCTTGCTCTTGCTCCATCTGCTCACCTACTTGGAGAGAATCCTGCTCATCAGCATTAAGCTCTCCAGCGGGTGACTCATCTGGAATCATTGACATTACTTCTGCCATGTTTATTGTGGTGGTTGTTCTTGTTGTTGTGCTTGTTGCATTGCCTGCATCTCAGCTTGTGCTGCTTTCTGATCGACAGCTGCCATCTGAGGTGCTTGCTGTTGTGCCATCATTGCTTGCTGTTGTGCCATAGCTTGCTGTTGCTCAGCTTGGAGATCTTGTACGCTCTTCACAAGGTTGAGTACATCAATACCTTGAGAAGCAGCGAAGCGTTTGATCACTTCATCTGTATTAATGAACTGACTGATAGCTTCAGGTCCAAGAGTCTGAGCCAGAACAGTAAGGAACTGTGTCAAGCTATCACGATCTTGACCACGACCAAGGGCATTGATACCAGCAACAATTGTAGGTTTGATGATGTTCTTTGGGAGACGTGGGATGTCGCCAGACTTTTGAGCCATGTCTAGCTTACGATTAAGGTAAGGGACAAGGAACTCAACAGTCAGCAGGGAGAACAAACCACCTAGCTGCTGCTCTAGCTCCATCTGTGTCATGCGAACCTCTTCTGCAGTGGTGCGTTCACTCTGCCTCACGTTGAGGATAAGGAAAGCTTCACTCAGACGACGTTCGAGAACAGAAGTCATTTGATAAGCAGTGCCAAAGTCAGCGGTCTTACCCACCTGGATGACAGCAACGTCATCAGGTCGTCCTTGGATGATAGCACCGTTACCAGCGTTAGCAAGGGTAGCAGGCTTGGTCGTAGAACTGGGGTTTACCACAAACACTACCTTAGCAGCTGCTGCGCTGCCTTCAACCAGGGCTTGTGTCAGTGCTTCAAGTGACTTCAGGTCACCGATGAACTGACCCACTCTGCCACGTCCATAGTTCTCACCGTCAACAGTGTTGAACCGTAATGGAATCCATGGGTTAGTAGCTTCTGGTGATTTACCTTCAGAACCTTTTAGCTTGTAATCATGTACCTCTTGATGCCATACAAAACGGTTGTTCTCTCGTCTTACATGTGTGTACACATCACATTCATCATCATGATCCCCGTAGGTATCACTGACAGTTTGGTTCTGTAGATAATCTGCAGGGAGTTTATCTTCAATTAGTTTTTTGTTAATACGTTCTTTAGTGACGATTTCAATCACGTTGCCGTTGCCATCACGATCGACAACAAAGCGATTCAAAGGATAAACCTTGATACCCTTACGACCCATGAACACCAAAGCGTTACCACCGACGACAAGGTGGAGCAGTGCTTGGTGCACCGCTACCCTATCATCAGTAGCTGCAATGGATTCAAGGATGATTCGTTCTACTTTTGCAAAAGACAAATCAAGTTCTGATTTAACTTCTGGACCCATCTCTTGTCCCAGCTGACTCTCGTCAAGCTGCAGTTTAAAGAAGCTGGTTTGAACGGGCAGCAGAGCCAGCATCAACTTAGATGCCAGAGTAACCACACCTTTCGCACCAACGCTTTGGTATGGAGTGAGAAGGTTCTTCATGCCAGAGTGGTGTTCCTCATGACCACGAATCAAATAAGGGAGTGTCAGTTTAGATGCCTGTTCAGCTTCGTTTAAGAACTGGGAACGGTCACTGGATAAAACGTCATAACGAGTTTTAGCTGACATTGTTTTAGATGTTTATTTAAATGTTAAGAGAGGAGATACGCATACCACCTCGTCCGAATGCACCAGACACACCGCGTGAAGCAATTTGCAGAGCAGTACCGACCGAGCCCTGAGCTGTTTTAACACCTGCTACTTGAGGACGTTCTCGCTGGGCCATTGCTTGCTCCTTCATCTGCTGCTGCAAAAGTTTCATCCGTTCGTTCTGCTCAGTCTGCAGCTGTTGGAACATAGCCTGCTGTTCCTGAAAACTTTTCGCGAAACCAGCTTCCATCTCTGCAATCTGATCACGGAACATGTCTTCGGCTGATGGCCCCTCATCGATTATTGGGTTTACTGATACAGGTTGATCAACAAAATCAGTTGGCAGGGGTGTCGGTACAAATCCAGTTGGCTGATCAGGCGCACTATTCCCCCCGTTATTGTTATTCTGATCGGGCTGACGGCTACGTCCTGAAAGAGCCTCGTAAGCACCAGTAGCAATCTTCAGTGGCTCGAAGCTTGGCGATTTGTAATCATACGTACGCCGATCCCGGTTCATGTTACGGTTAGCTGTAGCGGTATCTTTTTTTGCTTGACGGTATTCAGAGATGTTATGGTTTTGAATCTGTTGCAGGCTTATACCTTTTTTAGCAAGCTTTTTAGCTTCACTTTGAGTGATCTTACCATCTTTTGATGCTTTAGCGATCTCCTTTTGACGCTTATATTTTTTAGGATTTTCTTTCTTTAGTTCCTTGTCCCTTTTTTGTGCGTTGAGCTGTTGCTGAAACCGCTGTCCAAAGGGAGCACCGGATTTGTATCTACCTGAGCTTCTTTTAGATCTTGCCATTAATTTTCCTCCATATATTTGATGACCCACTCAACGACACTACGTTGACCAGATCGGTACATAATTTTTCCCATTGAATCTTCTGGTATAGGGTTAGTGGGTGGAAAAGATTCTTCTAGCTTAGCGAGCATGGCATTTGCTGTCATACCTCTAACATCTAGAAGATTAAGGTCAGGCATACTGGGGGAGATTGACATTGCTATGCTCAAAGAAGGCGGGCATTCTAGCAGATTTAGTTGCAGACAATTCTGGGGCTTTACCCTCATACATTAGCCGGTCGCTAGAATCCAGCCAAAATTTTTTGTCCAAATATTTATCGGTAGTATTAATACCTAGTGGTTGCATTACCCAATTGATAGTTGCCTTCCTGAGTTTATCAAGAGAAGGACTGATGTTATACCCCAGCTCAGTATGAACCAGACTATTGGTAGCCACATGAATTTGTTCATCTCGACTAATATCAGCAGAAACAGTTCTCATCCCAGCGTCACCATTAAAGCGGAAGAATGGTAGAAGAACGAAGAAAATCGCACGCTCGGCAACCATCGCTTTGGTGATCGTATGATCTGGATGTGCCTCCCAAGCGGTCTTAAGCCTAAGGGCTTCTTTCTCAGCTTGCGGATCAACACCGTAAGCATTTGCGATGTAACCAAGTGCGATGTCATGGTTTTCTTCATCTTTAACGTTGGATTCCAGTATTTCACGGGCCACCGTTGGTACTTCACTATTGAGGGCATCGGTGATAAAATCTCCCACAGGCAGTTCCATATGTCGCAATGCAAGAGCACGGAAGACAGCTTCTTCCGCACCCTCTTTGCATGTACCAGCAGTTGTCTGTACTGGCGTCCATTTGCGCTTCCGCGCCATTAGTTTTTCGTAAGGGTTCATTCTGCACAATCACATTGAGGTTCTGGTGTGTCCTCAAGCAGGCTGTTCAGATAATCATCGACTTCACTCTCTTCGAGAGCAGCGTACGCGCTTGACTTATCTTGAACGTCGCCCATAACTTGGAGACTATAATAAAGAGAAGTCTGGGGCGATTCAAGCCACTCTTGGATAAACTCTTCATCATACGTGACCACATCGGACCACGAATTGAAGCTGTAACCATGTAGAAGTCCAGTCTTGTTAAGTAGAGTCATGATGCCATCGGCAACACGTTTGTAGGCTTCCCAGCCCACCTTAGAGGCGATCTCTACGTCGCCATAGTTGTACGTTTGTACTCCGAAAGTACCGCTGTCGCGATCGACTGTCTGCGAGATAGGCGGAGCGATTTCTGGTGTGCAAGTATAGCCATCCAGATCTGTGCTTCGATAACTGCATGAGGCAGTGGGCGCAATAGCAAAGGCTCGAACCATTTTATTGTTGCGAGCAACGCTGGCTGCAAGCTCAATTCCAGTGTTAATTTGGGTGACAAGTTCATAGGCTGCAGACCGTACTGATTCTCCTTTGTTGAATTGTTCCAACGCTCGACCAAATTGGTCATACGTTACTCCGTATCGACGAAGTAGGTTGGCAAGTCCGAGCATACCGAGACCCACTTGTCGGTCAGTTTCGCTAGGGAGATACTCTCCGCTTTCGCCAACACCTGTTTTACCATGGAGTTCGCACAGCTGGGACATACCCTCAAAGAAAGCGTTAGGGATGTCGTCGAATTCACAGGCACCGAGAGATACATGTTGGAGTAAACAGGTACCTCGTGAGGGCAGGTAAACTTCAAGGCAGACGTTACCTCGGATTCGCTTTCCTTCATTGTCATACTTTACTTTGTTGAGCCAAATGTCGCCTGATTTAATACCGAAGAGAACGTCCTCCTTAAACGTACACCCCTGCCACCACTCATCGGTGACGTTGATGCAGCGCTTGACCCACGGTAGTTCGGATCTAGAAGTAGTAATAAATTCACGAGCATCAGGGTGGCTAAGGTCCAAATGACATACCACCGCGCCGTTCTTGTAGATACCCCCGCGACGAAGGATTTCATTTAACGTTGAGTAGATTTTAGCGAAGGAGACCGGTCCAGATGCAACCAATCCTTTTCCATTTTCTTCACCTCGGGGTCGCAGTTTCGACAAGTGAACCGCGCAGCCTGCTCCGAAGCGTAGAGCATGTGATACAAATCGCCAACTTGCTTCAATTCCATCGGGTCCCTCCATTGAGTCTTCGACGGTGAATACGGTGCACGAAACCGGTAGGCGGGACGTTGGGTCATCGATCCAAGATTGGACACGTCCCGTGCGAGAAATATAAGATGCAGTCATGGGTTGATAAGGTCTTTCAAAACGGGTGGTTGGTAATTTGGTCCCTTTAGGACCTTGCCGTCAGCACGACGGATAGGTGTGCCGTCTAATCCTAGCTTAGACATGTTACTCCTGTGAACACGATCAAGCGCTTCCTCTAGATCCCATTCCATATTCTCAGCATACTGAAAGCAAACATACACAAGGTCTGCAAGCTCTTTCAGCTCATTCTCATATGGTTCGTTGTAAAATGAATCACGGAATTCGTGATACTCTTCATCGATCAAACCCAGTTGCATAGTCCGGTTGTCCGCGCTGTTCTGGATCCCATACGCTGAACGGAATTGAATTGCTTGATCGCTCAGACTGTTCGACCTGCAGTGTTGTGTGTTGGAGTTCATTTTCAAGATAGTGGATAGCCTTTTTAAGGTCTTTCTCTTTCGATTCAGAAGACTTGTAACCGGCTCGGCAAATATATTTAATAGCACAGCCAAGATGATAGTTTAGATCCCAGTCTCGGATTGCATCCCAGCATTCGATTGATCCTCGGGTGTAGTAGTCGGGTGAAAAGTGGGCCATTTTTTAACTAAGTTACTAACAGTGTTGGATAGAACAAAATTTTGTCGCTGTAATGCCATGAAGACTGTGATAAGGTCTTCTTTGTCGGCATCAGGCAGCAGATCAGTCAGCCTTCGCATTTTTAGATCCTGTTCCATCGTCAACTCGATAATCGGCGGCGGGGGTCCAAAGAATTGGCTGTTGCTTGTCGAAGTCATAGTCGGATGCTGTGAGGATCTTTGCAAGTCTTGCATTTTCGAGGGCAACATCTTCCGAAAGATCTTTGTCAGCAAACGCTTGGGTGACAGTCTTCCAAGAATACCCCTTCTCTTCAAAGAGGGTGATTGCACGCTTAACACCAATACCGGGACAACCTGCGTAACCATCAGTTTGGTCTCCTGCTAATGTTTGTATAAGGTGCCACTTCTCTCCCTCTCCTTCTTCCACATTCATCATTTCTGACATGTCAAAGAGGCGACCAGGGATTTGGCGCATATCCTTATCGGGTGAGCAGATGCAGCACTTGCCTCTGTTCTGTGTAGCATAAATACCCAAGGCATCGTCAGCCTCAAGCGTTGGCATGATTACAACTTTGTACTCAGTCTTGAGTCGGTTGATCACACGTTTGTAACCGCAAGGTTTCTTACGATTGCGATGCCCTTTGTATGCGGGCTGGATAGATTTACGAAAGTTTACACTATCGCTAAAGAACAGAATTAGTTCAGGTACATCCCAAAGAAAGTTGTTAATGATCTTGAGAAGCTCGCGCTTGACAGCAGCATAGGCTTCACTGAATTTACTTGTGACTAGAATTACATCATCACCCCAATCAATTTCTGTTTCGGTAGCAGCACAGCATTTGTAGACCACGTAATCGGCGTCTACAAGTAACTTCACCTACCTTGTCCTCGGTATGCTTTCTTACCACGCTTGGGTACGGAGTTGCGTCCTTGTCCTTGGCGGGTTTTCTTTGCGACTGATTTAATCTCAGCCTTGTTTTTCTTGCTGTACATTAATGGGTTTCACTCCAGTTGTTTCCGTGTGTTGCTTCCGCGTCAATGCGGATGCGCATGTTGTAGTATTCCCCAGCCGCTGTAGCGCTATATACCAGGGATGTAGATAAGTCTTCGACGTGCTCAGGGGCACACTCGAATTGTAGCTCGTCATGAATAAATCCTAATTGAGCAGCACATAACTGTGCCTCTCTCATTGTCTCTTGGTTGAGCACCATCCACCGCTTCGCGACCACACCGGCTCCCGACTGGAGGCAGTAGTTCAAAGCTTTGTGAGGCGAGTCAACGTTAACTTTTCGTCCATCGATAGACCTGATGAACCCTCTTTCTGCAGCTTGTTTAATAGCCTTGAGTAGGTCATCCAATCCATCAACCGCGTCAACATACGCGGCACGAATCTCTTTGCCTTTCTTTTTTGCAGCAGTGGTTGATAGCTGTTGGTCATAAGAGTGTCCGATTTTTTCGTCACCCGCACCATAAAGAAATGCGTAGGTCACGGTTTTTACTTGTCGTCTTGAGATGCCAATTTTGTCAGCGTTGATCTGATGGATGTCATCCTCAAGTAATAGTTTTGCGTATCTTCCTCCGTCATACCTTGCAAGATAATGAGCGAGCATACGAAGCTCGATGCCACTAAGATCAGCGCCGACCATATGTAAACCCGGACTTGGTATGAAGAGTCTTCTAAATCTTTCATCTGATGGGACTTGCCCTAAATTTGGGTTACGGTGGGCGCAACGAAAAGTATTAGTTGCCACACTACAGTGGTGGTGGATTCGTTTAGCACTCGTACTCAACTTCAGCCAGGCGTTCGCGCCTTCGCTGATCATTCCAAGCATCTTCGTTATCGTCAAAATCCGGAGGAACATCGTCGCTACTTCCGAGTTCATCTCCTTCAAGATCACCTCGTCGATAACAGGTTTCCCAGTAGTTGTCTTCTGGCTTGGAATCCAGCCATAGAATTGTTGCAAGATCCATGATATATGATCCCGTGATGATGTGTTGAGTTCTTTCAGTCGAGTAAAGGATGCACCCTTGACATATCCTTGCGTGCGGTTATCTCGTTTAGGAGTGAATTCCGATCCTTTGACGAAAGGGTGCCGGTTTCGTAGTAGTTCTTCAGTTTCGCGTAGTTCTCTGGTGAGAGAAGATGCAAGTTGCCATGCAGCGTTCTCATCAAAAGCCCATCCATGAATCTCCTGCTCCGTAAGGATTTGTTGTACTTCGTGTTCTAGCGCGACCCATTCAGGTAAGGCTGGAAGTGTTTCCATAGTTTGGTGGTAACGTGAACGTCTTGTATGCAATAATCTTCCATTTCTTGGGACCAATCTGTCCAATTAGAAGTGGAACCGTAGTCACCTTTACGTTCATCTAATCTGTAGCCGTAAGATTCAAGTGAGTGTTTACCGTACAACTTGAGAGGCATACCATCCCAGGTACGACTCTTATCCAAGTTGATCATGTCGGGGTGGTAGAGTCTGCTAAGGAGTAGAGTATCGACCATATAAGCAGGCTTACCAAACCAAGGGTAAAGTTTGCGAATAACAGGTATGTCGTAGCCAATAATGTTGTGGCCAATAATCCTGTCCGCGTCCTGGAGTCTTTGCAAGCCTCTTGATACCGGCTCACTGGACCCTGTGTCATTGTACGCAAGCGTCTGATCAGTCGAGAGATCGTGGATAGCAAGGCAGTGGATGGTACTAACATCATGCAATAAACCGTTTGTTTCTATGTCAAAGATTAGACTCACTTTCCATTCCATCTGAACGTCCTGTCTTTAAATTGAGCACGTTCAATAGCTTGGGTGGTAGGTGGGTTAGGGCGTTTGAGTTCAGAAGTCTGTTGCTGCGTTGAACTCTGGTTCGGGTTGGGTTTCATAGAATTTACAGGTAGGTAGGTCATAACTTAACTGACAGGCTACTCCAGTCTCGCCCGAATAACGATTTTTAAGGATTCTAACAGTCGTAGAACCTCCAGCTTTGTCGGATTGTTGATCTCTTTCCAATCCAATACACGCGTCGCTGAGTTGAGCGATTGCAGCAGATCCGCGCAATTGTCCGAGCGTAACTCGTGCTCCTTCTTCATGATTCTGATCCGATGATGTACGTTTGAGGTGAGACACCAAGAACAACGCTATGCCAGTGCGCTCCACGAGCGACCGAAGCTTAGTCATTGTAGTGTCAATCATTCGTCGTTCGTCTCCGTCAAGCCCAGAAAGGAGGATGGAGAGGTGATCCAAGAAAATGATTCTACAGTCGAGACCTGATGCCAGGTACTCAATCCGATTATAGATAACATCAGGATCGTAGGAGCCGAAACCGTCAAACAAATAGAGGTTCCAATTAGCCATTGTAGCGTCGAACGCCTGAACAAGATCTTCGTGAGTATGTTCACCCAGGTGTAATGATTTACCGACATGGGAACTCATCAATCCTAGGGCTGTACGACGGTTGGATTCTTCCAACGCCAGATAACCGACCCGCTCCCCCTTGTCAAGAAGGTTAGTTGCAAGTTCACGACAGAAGCTGGATTTTCCGATACCAGATCCTGCAGTGATTGTAACAAGCTCTCCATATCTGATCCCGTGAAGCTTTGTTTGTAGTCCTTGAAATGGGTAGTCATGATCTGCAGCTGGTGATGGTGTGGTTACAAGATCTAAAAGAGTTTTGCCATCGACAATGCCATCAGGACGGAACGGTTTGGCGTCCCAGATAGCTCGACATACAGCGTCAGAGTCGTTGGCTTGGAGTGCGTCTGAGGCGTCCTTGTAGTCGCCTTGGAGGTGGGCAATCTTGACTTTACCAGGTGGTAGTACACTAGCACACTCTTCAGCGGCTTGGCGGCCTGGTTCGTCATTGTCGTAAAAGATAACAATCTCATCGTAGCCTTGCAGCAATGGGAGTTGTTTCTGTACAGCCTTCTTTGCACCAGCTGCACCTGATGGTACAGAAACCATCGGCCAACCTGGCATACATTCTGACCCACTAGCTGCATCCATCTCGCCTTCAAAGATGACGATACGTTTACCAGTAGTAGGGTAGAGATGTTGCCCGAAGAATGTACCAGGCACCTCACCCTCATACGAGAATGATTTACCTTTTGTCTTTACCTTGGCACCTTTGACGATGCCTGATTCGTCATGATAGTAAAAGCGAAGCTTATCACCATCACGGTATATTTTGTACTTCTCACATACTTTCTGAGAGAGGTTACGCTTCTGCAGCCTTTGGGCTGAGCCTGTTATGTTCACACGTTTGGTTTCGTGAATGTGTAAAGAAGGTTCACCATCACCGTGCGTATAGTGATGGCAAACGAAGCAATATGTGTGACCGTCATCATAGACACTCTTGGCATCTGACGACCCACACTCCTCACATGGCTCATGAAATAAGAATTCAGATGAGCCAGTCGAGGGGGATGTTTTGGAATGATGTCCAAGGGATGTCATGCTTATCGCACCACTTAGCGTATGTAGTTTTAGATTTTTTACTGATCTTATTGAACGGTGCCTGAAAGACCATACGCAAGTCAAGGTTAGGATTTAACTCCTTTACTGCCCTGATCTTGCGACGGTCAGCAGGCTCCCAGTAACCCTTACACTCCAGCACGACACCATTGGGTAACACGAAGTCAGGTGTGTAGACATGCTGGATAATGTAACGGACTCTAGTTGTTTCGTACTCGTACTTGACACCAAGATCGACAAGCAGATCAGCAACCTTCTCTTCGAGCTTGGATCTGAATGCCATATTAGAAGTCGTCGTCAGAACCAGGGAGAACAGTGACCGCAGGATCGTGAGCCTTGAACCCTTCGGTTTTACCAAACAGGGCAGCTACATCTTCAGCAGCCATATCGCCAGTGTCTACACCAGCTCCTGAATTGAGAGACACCAGTTGTACACCAACCAGTTTAAGGCTTGTTCCATAAGTGACGCCATCCTTGAGGATGTACGGCTTCTGATAGAACGCCAGCTTAACTGTGCTACCAGAATACATGGGCGTATTCTCGTCTGTGACAGGTGTGCCTTCGGTATCGACGACAGGCGGACGGTTCTCTTCATTCCAGCTAAACTTGACTTTGTACTGGTTGTCTGCAACTTCTTCCCAAGGCTCAGGCTTGAGCACAGAACGCTTAGGATTCTTGAGTTTACCTTGTGCCCACTGCAGTGAGTCTTCACGGTCAGTTTCAAGGGCGTCAACCATGCTGCCATCAACTAGGGCAGACAGGGAATAACCGAACTTACTCGGCTTCAGTACAGCTTGATAACCTTCGAGGATGACAGGCTGTTCGGTTTTGTGGATAGTGCGTGGCATTAACAGAAAAAATAAGTGGATTCAATCACGGATTCCGGTTCAAGGTCTCCAATGATCGGTGGTTCAGTCTCCGCTTCTATTTGGTGAGCGAAGTCTCGCAAGTAATCGTGCTCTGCAAAGAGGTGCATATATGTCTCTCGTACAATTGCACTGAGAGAAGACATGTCGGTAGCACGACACAATACAGAATCATGAATGAGAGCGATCGGTGCGTCAAAACGTAGCGCAGAAAGGTGGAGGAGCGAGGCATCGAGTGAATGGATTAAATTTGGAGCTGTTGCATTCTTGTGGTGTTGTTTGTCAACCTTATCATCGTCATCGACGGCGACAGTTAACTGACAACGACCCATTAATTGCAAATCAACACCGACTGTTTGTTTCTTCATGAGCTTTTGAGTGACGACAAAACCTGATGGAGTTGTCCATGTCAGCTCTTTCTTTCCTCTGTCGATTGCCTTGGCAACTTCAGATTCAATCCAGCTCATGACAGCCATGGGACCAGGTACTACCTCATCCATAGCATTTCTAACAGCAACGACTGTCTTTGTCAAGTCGTCTTTGTCAATCTCAACACCCTTCTCTTTTAGTGCGTCCCTGATGTACCCACGGTTGCTAAAAGGTTTAGCATTATAGGGTACTGTCATAACTACTCGCTTGACAGTTTTTCTATCCATATGTAAGCGGATAGAGTTAGGACAGTGAGGAGTAGCAGCAGTAGCAACGACAGCATAAGCATCTTGCGGTTTATCAGAAGGTAAAACGTTTACCAGTTTAGCTGTATTCTTATCACGTGCAAGTCCTGCTAGTATTTGTAGACCACTACATGTAGCATCTGTAGCAATTAAGGCACGTGTAAAGTGACGATCACATTTTAACACACAATGATAATACTCATCACATGCTGCAAGAAATTGCCAGGGTTCATCAGCAGCTTCCCACTCGTGAATGTGTAGAATAGGATCAGAAGCGACACAAGATATAACATGTGTATTATTCTTTACCCACTCCAATCGTTCAGTCATAGGAGCTTTATCAAGACCATAAGTAGTGGCAACTTGAAATGCTAACCAGTCCTCTGCTTCAGGAGTCATGTACGACTCATCAGCAAATGTCAATAAACTTTTTCCAAAGTCTGTATCTTGAGGTGTAAGGAATGCAGGAATTGGGTAAGCTCTTCCCCGGTAATCAAACGACCACGGGATATAGAACTTATCTCTACCCTTAAACCTAGCAACTGCTTCCATCGTCATGCGTGTTCGACATGACTTCCTAAACTCTTGTGCTTGCAAGTTATGTACTTCTGCACAGGTTCTCCTGTACGCTTGACGAGACTCTTTGTTCTCCTCAATATCTACAGGCTTGGGTGGTAGTTCATGATGAATAATAGGGAGGAACTTACCAACAGCTCGTTCCAATCTATCTAGCTCTTCCGCTACCCCTACAATAAAGGGGTTTAGCCGGTAAGCAACCTTCTGGATTTTGTTCAGAAAGTCCAGTGGTTTATCTCCCTGTATACATAAGGGGTTACCGCGACGGACCATATCGTGACCACGCATCACCTCATTAAGTATGTAGCCGCCTTGCCTGTTATGTTCCCAATCATTAGGTTCAATAAGCATCGGCCATGCGAGTGGGCTGAATAGTTCAGCATCCCTCATGATTTGATCTTTGATCTGAAGGAACTCAGGTGTTGGGATAACAAACTGGACACGCTTGCGTCCTTGCTGTTGCATGTCCTTGGTGAACCAGCCACTACTTTGCATGATGCAGTCAAGTAGCCAACCACCAAGTTTGATACGATTAGTTCTGCCCCACGCGTCCCACTGTTCAACACCATACCGGTTCATCAGTGTACGGATAACAACTACTTTTTGTTCCGTTCCAATAGAACGATGCCAGTAGTTGTCTTTGAGTACTTTAAGTAGACCTGGCGCATGTTTCTCGTAGTGTCGCATTAGACACTCTTGTTCAACAGCTAATCCAATACTGTCGCATACATTGACAGCCTGGTTGCTTTTTTCTTTGTATGAAAATACTTTGTCAAACGTTACTTTAACAGCGAGTGCTGCTGCAGCGAGAGGTTCCACGTCGGCTAGATATTTCTGAATATCTTTAAATGCAGCCCCTGCTTGCCCCTTCCTCAGCCTATTTGTAGTTGACTCAATACGTGCCACCACAAGAGGCAGCAAGGTATCAATAGAAGCAGCTCCATACACACTAGCAGACGCATACTCTTTGCCTTCTAAGTCGCGTGTGTTCTTGTGTAGTTTCTTTAAACCAAGAGCGATTGCATCACGCTCAAGTTGTATCTGTTCATCAATCTGCGCTGGTGTAGGCAATAGGCTCCTCTGCGTCCGTGGTGAATGTGGAATCGAGATCGTAGCACTGAGTCAGCTCAGGGTAGATCTCACTAAGTTCTTCAAATTGTTTAATCGAGATAATGCTCATCAGTAACAGGTGTAACGTGGCGGATTTGATCGTCAGTGACAACAGTAAACTCTACACCATCAGC